ATCTGCGGTGCATACTCTTTCAGCAGACCTTTATTTGTTCCGTCTGCATTGTCGAAATCAAATGTCTTAAACATCCTTTCCTGCCCTGCCGGAAGAACCGGCTTTCCATGCTTATCAGTCTGGAACAATTCAGAATCGCCCAGGATAGCAGCTTCTGTGGCTTTGTACTCCCACAATACACGCCCGTACTGGATGTCAGCTTGTTCTATTATATCTGTGGCTCTGGAGAACACCGATACCCCCAATGGCGAGTCCGTATCGATATTGTTTGCCTTTGGCACTTTGATGTACGCAAAAAGCGGCTTGTCGATGTTACCGATAATTACCGGCTCTTCCGACAGGCCCGCCCATTCATCCACCTCAGACAGTGGCACTTCTTTCCGGAATCTATCCCTCACAGCATAGGTTCCGTCATCGTTGTACTGGTAAATCTCCTCGGATTTGAACGCCTTGTTGATGATCGTATAGGTCATTCCCGTAAGCTCATGGTATTCAAGCCTGGTATACAGGTAATCTCCTATCTTCTTTCCTTCCACAAACACCGCCGCCGTTATCTCTCCCTTGTTGTTGAACGCACATGGGAAGAAATCCACCGCTTTCACGAAATCCAACTCGATTGCCGTTGGTCTTCCGTTTTCATCTATGTTCGTCACGAATGGCTTTACCGCAATAGCCCCACCTTCGCAGTACATCTCAACAAATTTGTTCAAGTCCGTAAGCTGGTCTTTCAACTGTTCATTGATGAAAGCAGCCATCGGACTGCCAGTTACCTCTATGCTGAACTCCGTTAGTATCAGCCTGGCAAATTCCTCCGAGATCGCTGACGGCAGATTCAGAGGAATCACATTGTCTTTTCCGCCTCTCCATGGCGGTTCATTCTTGTACATGTTGTGCCACAGCTCTATGGCATTCTGCATTACTCCGGATTCGCATATATCAACGCCCAGGGCTTTTTCCACACTGTTATTCGGCACCAATCTTCTCAACACCTTTCTCAATATATTTGCAATTCTCAATCAGTTCACCCCGTCTTCTTAATGAATTTCTTTATCCTCTTCTCGAAGCTGTACTCCATAGCATCCAGAGAGTCAATATCACTGGTTCCATCATCCAGACGCTCCAGTTCCATTTTCTTCGGATTCCAAACTGCCATGCTGATAGCTTCGAGAACACTTTCACAATCTGGCGTAAAGAACACACGCCCAGTTGCTGAGAGCGTGGTCATTGTGAAGATACGGTCTGTAATCTTGCACTTGGCAGCATTCGTGACATTGATATTTCCCAGTTCCGCCTCAATCATAGCTTTCTGCAAACCTCGTTTCAGCACCAGTTCCGCAGAATCGCAGTACACATTCGTAATGAATCCGTACCGGTCCAATATCTTCTCAACGAATTTCATAAACATCCGGTTCAAATCATCGGGGTCTGTTCCGTCTGCATCGTGCCATTCAGAGGACAGCACATACAGTTTCTCATATCCCTGGGTAATACCAGACGCAACAAAAGCGTGGCCGGAGCCGTTACCTCCGAAGTCCACGCCTATATTCAGCTCTATGAACTCTCCACGTTTCGCCATGTCAATCGTCTCTTCCAACGGCACGATGTACTCATCGTCCTCCGCCGCTATGGAAGTTGCCAGCTTAACGTATATCAGGCCTTCTGCAATACTTCTCTTACCTTCAATATCTCGGATGTACCAGATGCTGTCCTTGTCATACTGGCTGACAATCTCAGCTATTCTCTGCTTCGGGATGTTGATATTCTCGAAGATATTGAAATGCTCGTAATTGTAACCACCCAGAAGCTCTCCCTTGGCCGCTTTCTCAGCGTATTTGTCAATGTAATCAACGTATATCGCTGCCTTAGGATGGTCTGGGTTCAAGTCCCAGAAGATTTTTCTGTTCTTGGCTGCCAGTTGTCGGTTGAATGCCTCTTTGATGGTGTTGTCATGATGCAGGTTGATCTCGGTTGCAATCCACATACCGTATGAGTTACCTCGGATTTTCTTGTAACTATCGGACGCTGCACCTCCGGCGAAGATTACAATCTTGTCTTTGTACCCCGTATCCGGGCCATTTATCAGCAGGCAGTCATTCCCTTTGTACTGAGTCCACCTGCACTGCCCGCGAAATATATACTCAAGACCGAACCCATTAGCATCTCCAATGTTCAGCTTAGCATTCGCCATAGTCGAACCAGTCGCCAGGTGGATTCTATCCTTCGTCGTTTTTAATTCGTGAGCAAATGCGAAAACATTATCTACCGTCTTACCGGAACGAACAGCACCTTCCAGGATATTGTAGGTACTGTTCGCACAATTTTTGATATACCGCTTGTGCTTGTCGCTGAAATTGAACCCTATACGCTTGCGCCTGTTGACCTTGACATACGGGTTGGATAAGCCCTTATTCTTCGCCGCCATAAATGTCGGCTTCGATACCCTCCATGTCTTCTATCTCGTAAAGACCAATTTCCTGCTTATCTCTCCAGATGTCCGGCCTACGATTCTTCAACCAGAAACAGCACGCTCCTACGTCCGGTATGATCTCTATCTTCGCAGGCTTGGTATTACCGTCTTTGTCCATCTCAATAATTTTCCGGGTTACTTTCGTTTTCTTCTTACTTCCTTTTGCTCGCTTATACAGACTCAGTTCGACTTCTGCATCTGCATATTCTTTTCCGGCGGCCAGAGCCTCTGCAAACTCCGGGTAATCCTTTTTCCAACGGTTGATTGTCCTCGGAGATACCTCGAATGCGTCAGCTAAATCCTCATCCGTACCGCCTCTCATGCACAATACCTTGGTAATTTTTACAAATCTCTCATCATACTTCTGCTTTGCCGCCATTCAACCACCTACTTCCCTGCCAGGTAGTCAGCCGCCCAGTATTCAATCATCTGCCATTTATTCTTACTGGTAATCGTGCCGTCCTTCTCTGCTTTTTTCAGAGCTTTTTTGATTACTTCTGCCGATTCTACCGGAATGGCAGCACTGCCAAATACTTTCGCAAGGTACGTCCAATCCATGTCTGGGTCAAAACCGGCATCGTCCATTTTCTCATTTGCAGCATCAATCATGGAATGGACTGCCGCCCCTACGTTCCGGATGTCCGTAAACTGCTGGTACTTATCCAGTGTCTCCACGAACTTCTCGCACTGCTCATAGGCAGCAACACCGATAATCTCAGCACAACTACCGTCCAGATTCTTCATCAATGCATCCAAGTCTCTAATCTGGTTCGGAAGAAACGCAAACGCAATGGTCTTGAAATCAAACTGAACCGCCGGAGTATTCAGCTTATCAAACTGCTCCAACGGTTCTTCCAGAATTTCTTTCCCTATATAGCTCTCCATCATATCATCGACGTTATCCATCAGCTTCACAATTTCTCTCAGCGTACTCTCATCATCAAACCCAGAGATTGCATTGTGAGCCAACTGCTTAGAAGCCGCCTTGCTTCGGGTCAGCCCGCTCTTATCCAGGATAACGATAATCTCTTTCAGTCCAGCCTCCCTTGCACTCTTTACTCTGTGATGCCCTGAAATAATCTCCAGCTTCTCTCCCATCAGTGCAATCAGAGGTAAACTCTCCAACTGCCCTCTGTTTTTGATGTTCGCTGTGAGCTGGTCCTGCATCTCATTTTTCATTATCCTGGCATTGATGTCCTGCTCCTTAAGCTCGGCTAACTGCACCTTCGCAATGTACAGCTCCGTACCCATGTCATAAATTATTTCATATTTTGCTTTCTGCTCTTCTGCCACTGCCTTTCCCTCCTTAACCATTCTTCCAATGTTTCCTGCTCTGTTCGGTCAGCCAGCTCCGCTTCGTATGTCAGCTTGAAACCGTTGTTCTTATCCTTCTGCCGGTTTACCAGCTTCATAATGCCCCGGACTTCTTTGTTCTCCGGATACTTCGTCAGCATGGCGGTCCGGACTTTCGTTACCTTCTCACGTTCCAGATCGTCCAGGAGCGTTTCTGTGAAGCAATGATTCTGTGCCAACATATACAGTAGTCTACCGAGCCGATACGTGGTGTGTGGGACCTTCATAACGTACCAGATGAAGAGTGATGTGGCTTGCATCTTTGAAATCCCAAATACGCCCGATACCATCCCGTCAATCAGAACAGCTCTATTGAACGTAGCCGATGAACCAACAAAATTATGCGTCCATAGCTGTCTGTAATACTGTGCCTCTGCTGCCTTAATGGAGATGATCTGTACCTTGCTTTTCTCCGTTATCTCGTAATCTCTCGGCAACATACTACAGGCAATCGGTGCCAGCTTACTTTCGGAAGGTCTTTTGATTTTTCTTCCCTCTGCCAGTGCCGCCGCTTCTTCTCCTCTGTTCGAGGTAATGTAGCTGTTCAAATCTGCTCTCGTACCGGCTCTTGCAAATATCGGCTCTCCTACAGCCTCTCCGGTTCTTTTTTCCTGGTAGCAAACAACCAGCGCATTCGCATTCATGCACCGGTCAAACAACTCAACGTGTCCTGTTTCCGGGTCGAACAGCTTATACTCTGGTTCCTTCCAGGTCATTTTCCCCTGTGTGTCATAGAACTTCTCATAGCCGGAGAAGTAGGTCGGTGGATTGGCAATAACCAGCGTGTGTGGATCGTCAAGCACCTCGTCCAGATGATCCCACATATCCAACGGGCGATACGTCATGCCATACATTTCCTTCTTGATATTCTCCAGGCTCTGTCGGATATGCTCAATATGTTCCTCTCTTCTGTCTCTTAAATCTTTCAGCAGATTAAAGAAATACTCATTGCCGGCCGTCTTCGATGTTCTCAGATACATCTGAGCATACAAGGCAACCGCCGGGTCCAACAGTTCCTCATCGGAAAATCCCTGGGCGTGTATCTCCAGTTCATCAAGTGGCTTGCCCGTAATGGCATAGCCCATAACCGAACTCATCATAGACACATCGCTTGTCTCGATCTGCTCCGGTTTATACCCATTCTGGATTGCCAGATTGCTCATGGCGAATGTTCCGGCACATGGCTCCACAAACCTCGTATACCCGTTCTTCGCAGCATTCTTTATCAGATTTACCAAGTATCTCTGCTCCACCGTACCCAAGCACCCCAAAAACATCTCTCCTGGGTCTCTGAAAAATGCCATTGCTTATCAACTCTCCCTTCTCTCGTTTGCATTAAAAAAGGCACCGTACCCTTTCGGATGCGATGCCGTTGTTTTTGGACCGGAGCCCTGCGATGAACAGGGCCTCAACTATGGAATAGTCGTGTGCTGCCTACACCAGCTCCGGATATTATATTAAAGCGCCCATACCAAACAGACTCATTTGCTGGTAGCCATCATCTGGCTTCGTCTGCACTTCGGGCTTCTTACTTGTCGTTGCTACCTTCTTTCCCTTCGGGGGATTCGGGTCTGGAAGTTCTTCGATAATCTCTCCAGTGTTCTCCACCCACCACTCAGCAAAAACAGTTCTGTGACACCAATCTTCCGGGATTCTCACATCCTCGTAGCACAGGAGGACCAAATTCTTTCCCTGGGCCGCTGCGTCACGTTCCATCTTCATAACCATGTTGATGATTCTGTCCTTGCCTATGCCGTTCAGCTTCTCGTAATAGGCTTTCTTGAAATCTTCCAGGTTCATTCTCAGCATATACCCTTTCGGTGCCAGTGAGTAGCACTGGTTTTCCAGTCTGTACGCCAGTTTGAATTTCGGCGTCCCGATGCTGATTCCTACACAGTAATATTTGCCATCTGCAAGCTCTTTGTTGCTATATCTGCTCGTATAAATTCCCATTGTCCGTCTGCTCCTTTTCCCTTGAAAAACCGTTGTTTTCCATACTTTAATTATACCAGATTACCTACCTAAGTACAGGGAATACAGGCTGTTTACCGTTTTTTAAGAATCCCTTCCTCCGGCTTTGCGGTCCGAAGACCGCCCAGCCATCAGAGAAGGAAAAGTCGATTCACAGTGCTCCATTTTTATGGTGTGACATATGGGCTTTTGGCACTTACTACGTTACCACAGGTATTTTACCCTCGTCAATTCCATATTTTCTACTGTTTTTGAACCCAGTTTTCTCACACACCCAACAGGTACACCGCTATGATTTTGCAGGCGTTACCGATGTCCTTATAGACAGTCTTCTCACTCACGCATTCCTCACTCGCAATCTGAGCAACCGTCTTTTCTTCCTCCGCTATGTAGTATTCGTACACTTCCCTGTAACACCGCATAGCTTCTGGCTTTTTCGATGTTTCGCACTCCTCCCGGTACGTCTCAATCGCACGCTCTATCCGGTTGATG